CTTTAAACGGAAGCATCATGAAAGAATCTTTTAAATTACCACCTGGTGCATCTACATCTCTAAACTCACCTGGTTGGATAGATTGTGCATCATCTCTAATTCTGATGCCACGCATTTTAAATCCTGCGGGTAGGTTGGAGAGCGTACCCGCATCCAATAACTGACGTAAAGCTGCTGTTGCAGTTCTTGATAAACCGCCAATCATATGGATGAGACCGAAGCCATAGAAACCTAGTCCTGGCAGAAATTTGAAGTGGACAAAGTATTGTATCTTGTTTTTCTTCGGATCTCCAATTTCGTAATTTCTTTTGATAGATAAAATTTCTCTTGAACCTTCTTCAAGAGTTACAATGTATGGAAGTTTAATTCCTGATGGCTCACCTGTTTCAAGGTTTACGTCTTCAAAACCTTCTATATCTAAATTAACATGACACTCTAAAAGAGTGTAGACATCCTCTTCTTTAGATTTAGATGTACCCTCCAATTCTCTTTCTTTTTTTTCAACTTCAGATTCTTTGTCTTGAGGTTTACCAAGTTCTACATCTCTGTAAAAACCAGCAACCTGTTGTTTTCGTAATTCGTTTTCAGATATTTTTACCCGATGAATAATTGCTTCCGCATCATCTAATGAGGTAGCTGTGTACGGAACAATTAAATCATCTGCAGGGACAAACTTAGAAACAGCTCGTCCTTCTACTTCATCATAATAAACTTTTTTAAAAGTTGATCCTGACAAAGGTAAATGAAATAACATAGAATCAAATTCAGGTTCATACTCTTTCATCTTTTCCATGATTTCATAATTCATATAATCTTTTACACGTTGTGCTTGTTGCACTTTTTCTGGAGATTGTACTCCAAGTAATTGTGTTCTAATAGGTCCATCTGCTGGTAATAATTCTTTGTAAGCTAAAGCTTGAAACTGTGTAACTGCCTCTGCTAAAACTGGATGAGTTGCACCAGATGCACCTTGAAAAGGTTCTGTTCTTTGATCGTATTTAAATCCTAAAAGATCTAAACCTTGTGTGTAAGTTTTTTCCCAATCTTTTCTGGACATAGTGTAGTCCATATATTTTTGATTTAGATCTGAACTTAATCTATCTAAAACTTCGTCTGGTAAAAATTCTGCTAAGTTTGCATAATGATCTTGACCACCTTCTGGTGATGCAGCGTTTGGATCAAAGTTAATATCTACTGATCCATCTTCGTTTTCTACTGTTTCAACGGGACCAGGAGCTTCAATTTGTTTCTCAACTTCTTCAACTAAAGTTTCTTGTATTTCTTCTTCGCCTGGTACGTTAACTGTTTTTCTTGGCTCGTTTGGAAGAGCCTTGTCTATGTCTGCCATTTATTTTCTCCAATTTGACTGTTTTAACAGTATTATAGTTTAAATTCAAGCCCTGTGGCATGGGCCCTGATTTTGGTGGTATTGTGGTTGTTAGTCTTTTAATAGTCATCTGGTCCTTCAGGTCCTGGTCCATATTTAGTTTCTAAATACTCTGCTTGCTCTAATGTGCTTTCATTCATTTTACCAACCTTCTCCCTTTTTTCTTTAGCAATTTTTGCTTTATCAGGATTAATTTTTTTTCCAGTTGCAAATTCTTCTAAACGACTTGTATCAGACATTAAATCATCTACGTTATCAGTTACATTCTCTCCATCAAATTCTACGTCATAATCATCAGGTCCAGTTCTAATTCCTCTTGGTTCAAGCTCTACAGCTTTAAATTCTGCAGGGATTACTCCCTCCTCTGTAATTTGTCTAGGAGTGTAAACTAAATCTATCGAGTCTCCACCCATGTTATCAGGTGAAAAATACTCAACTCTTATTTCTCCGTTTGTTAAATCTTTATAAACTCTAACTCCTTCTTGCTCTCCTATGAACTGTTCGTAAACTTCTTCTCTATCTCTTGTAGCAAATCTTTTCGTTGCATCCACTCCTTTTCTAACTACTTTATCAACCAAAGCACCAAACCATTCAGGCATTCCTTTAGCTGTTTCTACAACTTTCGCTACTTTCTTTGGTCCAAATCTAAGAGAAGCTAAGCCTGCAATACCTGCAGGAATCAAACCTAATAATTTTAAGAATGTTCTTTTAGTAGGATCTGGTGGTCCTCCTTTAACTAAACCTTGTCTGTCATACAATCTTTGTAATGCCATTGGCGAGGTTAAACCTGTGCCTGTAATATCACCTCTAACTTTTTGTATTGCATATGGATCATCAGCTAAACCAACCATGGAAGCTAACTGTGCTATACCTCTTTTAACTCCAGGTAGTCCAGGACTCTCAGGAACATTTAATTCATCGAATGCATCTTGTGGTATAGTGCTTCTAATATAATCTCTAAATCCTTTGTTTGCTATTTCAATCGGTATATCAAACTGTCTTATAGCATCGTCTCTTCTATCTTTCATTTTTTCAAAACGATATGCCCCTGCCCCTGCTTCTAACAAAGGACCAGCTAACGATCCTATTTTACCAACTTTACTCGCTGCTTTAAATATTGGTGATCTTAAAAATCTTGGTACAAAAGAACTTGCAACAAACTTTCCAAAGTCTTTTGCTTTTCCTAAACCAAATCTACCTTTTGATTTATCATAAAGACCGTAAAGGTTTGCTACTTCATCTGTAAACGCTGCAGGTATTGTTAGCCACAAAGGACTGTCTTGTTCGATATCATACATTGAACCAAACATAACTTGAAAAATTGGTAGGTCTACTCCAGCAACTGTTGTACCAACTTTACCTAAAACATCACCGCCATACTTTTGACCAAATGCAGCTAAATCTTTTACTTCTGCTCCAAGATACTCAACCAATAACTTTGGATCTATACCGCTGTTCATTTGACCCTGCATCTTACGAATTACTTTTTGAACATTGGTTAAGTCTTCTTCAACTCTTTCTGGTGGAAGATTATTTTTTCTAGCAAGTTGTAATACAAGATTTTTCTTAAAGTTACTTTTATTAGCTTCGTATTCTTGTAAATCAATATCTGCAACACGTGCTATTTCTTTTTTAAAAGCATCAGATTCTGAAAAAAAATCTTTACCTGTATCTGCTAAAACTTTTTGAGCTGCTCCTCTATAATAAGATGGCAACTCCAAAACTGCTTCTGGTGAATCAAAAATGTCTTTTGCTAATTGTGATTTAGATGCAATAAAAGCTTTTTCATAAGCGACAGGATCTTTTGTAGCGTCTGGAAACTTACCTATTAAATTCTTAATAATCATTTCTCTTGCTTTGGGCTCTTTAACACTGTTGTATGCATTATACATAGCTACGTTAAACTTTCCGCCCTCTAGTCTTAAATTTTTAAAAGGCTCTCCTGCAACTCCTCCTATTGTTTCATCGTGACCAACAGTTAATTTATCACCTGTATCTTGCAAAAGTTTTCTTAATGTAATTTCTTTACCAGGGGCGTTAGGAT